TCAGGTCCGCCCCGCTCAGGTTTGCCTCGCGCAGGTTTGCCCCGCGCAGGTCAGCCCCGACCAACGTCTCAACCGTCGCAAGGACAGCGCCCGTGTCGCGGTGTTTGATTTCGATCATGACACTTGCTCCCTGAGTGCGGCGCGGATTTTGTCGGCGGCTGCGCGGGCGCGGCGAAGGTCGCCAACACTTAGAAGCGGAACAGCGGCCCATTTCGGATTGCTGAACGGCCTGAACGTGTCCCTGTCCGTTTCGTCGTCGCCAATGTCGTGTGCAGCGACATTCGCAAACGGCTCCAGCGCCTCCAGCGCCTCGCGCAACAGCTCGCGCCCCGGCATCGCACTCACGCGCGCCACGACCGTGTCAATCAGATCGACCGCCTCGTATTCGCCCTGAGCGGTCAGGCGCGAGGCCAGCGCGTTGAGCTGGGCGATTAGCTTGGGGGATAGGCTCATGCTGCGCCCCTGACAATTTCGATTGCGGGCTCCGGATGCGCGTCCGGCTCGCTCTCGCAGGCGTAGACTTCCGTCTGCCGTAGGATGTCGGCGGGCCAGCCGCTGAACTCGGTGAATGAGCGCTCAATGAACAAAACTCGGTTGGTCGGTTGAGCCGTGTAGCGTCCATTGCGAAGCACAAAGAACATGAACTCTTTGCTTTGCTCCGGCTCAGCGGAATAAGCGTCATTGAGCGGCGCGACCGTGAACAGATACTCGCCCAGATATTCGTATGGATGGCACCGAACGCGCGCCTCGAGGCCCTGCAGATAGGTGTAGCGCAGGACGCTGAACTGACTGCCGTAGCAGTCCCAGTGCTGGGCTTCGCTGATTTGCCATGGGGGCACATCGGCCTGCGAGGAAAGCGCATGGAGCGGCAGGTCGCGGACAATTGCGCCGCATTCCAACATCACATGGCAGCCCCATGCCCTGCCCGGATAGGATCTCAGGCCGAACCACACGCAGCGCTCTGAGCCGGTTTTTTCGCGCCGCACGAAGCTGCTGTCCACGTAGCAGTAGACGTGCTGAGGGAGGCTGCCTGATCCGGTGCAGAGGGTCACGGCAGCAGCTCCATGCTGATCCTAACTGAGGTGGGACGCAGCATCTGCATCTGAGGCGCGGCGGGCTTCCAGCTGCTGCTGGCGCCGCCGACCATACGGTCCCGCGCCCCAATCAGCTCGCGGATGTGCGCGCGCATCGCGGCCAGCTCAGAGGCGTAAGCCCCGTCGCTCTTCTCGCGCCGACGGGTCTGCTGCGTTGCATGGATGACGGTCGTGTGGTCCAAATCGCCAAAGTGCTGGGCGATCGCTGGATAGCTTCGGCCCGTCAGCTCGCGCGCCAGCGCCATGGCTTCCTGCCGGTATCTGCACAGAGGCTGCGCGCGTGTCCTGGCTTTAAGGTCGCGCGCGCTCACGCGACGGGCGGCGCAGACCGCTGTGATGACATCGCCGATGCGCGCCTGACCAATGCTGATCGTCATTGAGCTGATCACTTGCGCGCCTCCAGCTGGGCCATTTCCGAGACAATTTCTTCCAGGCGACGAGCACTGCTGTCAGCCAGCTCGGGGTATTTGGCGATGAGGCGTCTCGCTGCCTCAGCCTCCTCGCGCAGCTCTGCCAGCCTGCGCGCAGCCTCGTCCATGACACGCTTTGCAGGCGCCCGGCCTGCGATCAGGTCGCAGAGGTGATCGCGGATCATCAGGCGCTGGTCCGTCAGTTCGTCGAGGCGCTCAGCCAGCTCGCCCCACGTCGGCCACCATTTGCTTGACCAGCCGCTCAGGACGTAGCGCACCACGTCGGCCGGATACTGTCGAAGGTGGCCAGCGTAGGTTGACACCATCAGCTCGGTGCGTCCGACACTGTCGACGCGAGGAACGGTCTTGACGCTGACAACAGCGAGCCATTCCTCAATCTGGTGAACGCTGGCTGGAGCCAGACTGGCGTTGATAACGCGCAAAGCTGCAGGCAGGTCAGCCGACGAGGCGATATTGACCGTCAACGACATCGGACGCTGGCGGAACGTCGTGTCCCCGTCTTCCTTCGTCGGGAATACCGTTTCCATTTTCACGGAGCATTCGACGCCGAATGACAACATCCGCGACAGTGCTGCGCCCGTGTTGGCCGATGGCTGGCGCGCCATGATTTCCGGGTGCATGTCGCGGCCCTGCCCGTCGCTCAAGATGGCCACGGACCCAGTTTCGCCACGTCCCCCGCCAGTCAAGCTTGCGGCCTGCGGCCCCGGGTTTGGCGGTCCAGTAATCACGGAACTTATCGGCTTCATTTCGAATTTCCTGCGGGCTGGCTTGAGTTTTTGCTGCGAAGGCGATCTGGCTGGCGTCAGCAAGCCAGTCGTCCGGCAGCGACCAGTCCGGAGACAGCCTTGAGCCTTTCGCATCAGGCTTTTTCGCGATTTCGCGCGCCTGAGTTTCAGGGATTGGGGGGATTATAGGGGGGGTGTTTGGGGGTCTGGGGGTGTTAGGGGGGGACGAAAGGGGGGAAAGGGTTTTGTCCGCGGTGTCCGCGGATGTGACGTGACACAATTCCTGTGTTTTCAATGCTGCTCTCTCCGCTGCGCGAGACCGCGCCTTACGGACGCGGTCTGCTGCGCGCCGCTCTTCGATCGCATCCTGCTTCGCCAAAGACAGCGCTTCGACGGCTTCAAGGATGACGTCGCAGGGAATGCCCCTGGCGCGCATGTGCTTGATCATCGCCACGATCTCGCTCATGCCGCCTCTCCGATAGCATCTGACGGCTTCCAGGCGGCGCGCTCCTCGTCCGTCATGATCCGCATGACGGCGGCGGATTTCCCGCACTCAGTGGCGCGCTCAATTCCTGTCTTTGCAATAAATGGCGCAATGCGCTTGTGGCTGACCGGATCGCGCGGACATGCAAGGTCGGACATTCTGGGCCGTGCTGTCAGAAGGCTGATGCCCGTCGCCCTGGCCACTTCGTCCGGCGTCATCGGACGCACCCGCAGCGCATCAAGAATAGCCACAAACGTCTTGCCGGCGTACTTGCTTGCACCGCTCGCAGCGCGAGCAGACGTGCCGGGCGCCTTGAAATTCAAAGCGACTTTAAACAACGGCAAATCCGCCATCGTTTCGTCGCAAGCAGCGTTTAAGTTCTTGCCGTTGATCACGTCTGGCTCCTCGTAAGCCGGATTTGTCAGCGTCTGGGCAAGCGCTCCGGTGCCTCCGGGCGCTTGCTTCGTTTCAGCGGTCTCGAAACTCAGTCCCCGCCCAGCCGTCAGTTGGACCCTCTGGCTGGGCGGGGTTCGCGGGTGGGTTTTGGGGGGGACCCGCGAAAGGGAGAATTGGAACTCTGGGCATTACGCTGCCCTCGCCAGTCCAAGCAGGACCAGAACCGGCACCTGACCGCCCGTAGCCTTTTCAATTGCCTTGGCTTTTTCAATGCTAGGCCGGCGCAAGCCCTTTGAAATCTCGTATAAATAGCCCTTCGAGGTGCCGACCTTGGCAGCTAGAGCTGTCAGAGCACCCCTACCCTGAGCCTGAATATACTGGTCTAGTGTCATGACATGGACTAACGCATAGTGCGAACTCGCGGTCAAGCGTTTTGTTCGCCAACTGCGTCACGTCAGTTCGTTCGCTAAATGCGATACATTGTAGAGTATGAAAAAGGTCCACCCCTTTTACTTACGCCAGTGGCGCAAGCACCGGCAGCTGACCCAAGAACAGCTTGCGGATCGCATTGGAACATCAAAAGGCTACCTGAGCGACCTAGAACGCGGCGTAAGACGATACAACCAGGACCTGCTTGAGGCCCTGGCCGACGCCCTGAACTGCGGTCCAGCCGACCTCCTGATGCGTGACCCGTCTATCCAAGATGCAATATGGAGCATTTGGGAGCACGCCAAACCGGGCGAGCGTCAGCAAATTGCCGCCGTTGCAAAGGTCATTACTGGCCACAAGGACGGCACAAATAATTGATAACGCATTTCGCGAACTTTTTTTGTAAGACCCCATTGCAAGACAGTTCGCAATATGCGTTACTCCTGATCACAGGAGGCACACATTATGACATCTATGGATATCCGCAGAGAGTTCGCCCGTATCCAGCAGCGATACCTCGGGGTTAATGACGCAATTGCGCCGATCCGCGTCAGCACGCTGGCTGCTGTCGAGCAGCACATCACCAAGCTGGAGGCCGCTGCTGACCAGCCGCACGTCTGCAGCGTCTGCGCGGCCCAGCCGAGCTTCGACCTTGTTGGTCACCTCAACGCACCGTCGCGGCGAAATCCGCTCGCCGCTGCTTTCGCCGCTCAGGTCCGGAGGGCGTCATGAACAGCGAGCGTCTGTCCCGTATCGCGCGGCAGTTTGGACGGACACAGCGTCAGGCGCTGCTGCTGCTTAGCGATTACTGCTTTGAAGCCGGTATTGGGATCAAGCAATGGGAGCTTGATGATGTGTTTGAGGGCGACCTCCAGTTTTGGACCGACGCCATGGAGAGTCGTGTCTCCAAAGCAGCCATCCAGCTGTACGTCGCCGAGGCGCGGCTCAGCTACTACGACGGCGACGCTTCTCGCGACAGCATCACCAAGTGGACCAGCGATGCCGCCCACGCGCTGAACGGGCTGGAAGATGAGGCGCGCGATGCTGCTTAGCGTCATCTCAGACCTGCTTCCCCTTATTGGTTTTTTGCTCGGCGCCGCTGTTGTTGGACTAGCTACTCGGAGAGATACTCATGGCCGGTGATCTGGTCCGCTTTGAACCTACTGTTCCCGCAGCCCCTGCCCGGCGCTCGTTTGACGAGGTCGCGCGCATGGCCGAAGCCATCGCCAAGAGCCGCTTGTTTGGTGTGAAGTCCGTCGATCAGGTGATCGCCCTGATGCTCATGGCGGAGGCCGAAGGCCGGCATGTCGCCAGCGCGATGCAGGACTACAGCGTCATTGAGGGGCGCCCTTCGCTGAAAGCAGAAGCGATGCTGGCGCGTTTTCAGCAAGCAGGTGGTAAAGTCCAGTGGACCTGCCTGCAGGATGATCGCGTCGCAGCGGTCTTTTCGCATCCGGCATGCGCTCCGGTTGAGATCGACTGGGACATGGCCCGCGCCAAGCAGGCTGGCCTTGGAGGCAAAGACATGTGGCGAAAATTCCCGCGCCAGATGCTGCGCGCCCGCGTCATCTCAGAGGGCGTCAGGACAGCCTTCCCCGGAGCGCTGGGCGGCATGTATGCGCCAGAGGAAGTAATGGATTTTACCCCCTCAGCAGCGCCTGCTGTAGCTGTCGAACCAGAACCTGACACAGAAGAGAGCGTTTTCGCAACCGACATGCAGATCGCCATTGTACGCGAGGCGATGGAGCGCACGGGGACGGACGAGACTAAATTTTTGGCTTATCTCCAGGAGCCCTCGCTGGAGACGCTTACCGTTGCAAAATACGAGCAGGCTCTGGCCGCGCTAACAGCAAAAGCCAAGCGCATGGAGCGCTCAGCATGATCGAGCAAGGCACTCCCGAATGGCACGCCCAACGGCTTGGGAAAGCTACAGCCTCACGCATTGCGGACATCATCGCACGGACGAAAAGCGGATACGGCGCATCGCGCGCCAATTATCTCGCCGAGCTGGTGTGCGAGCGCCTGACGGGCGCCCCGGCAGAGCGATACTCCAACGCGGCGATGCAATGGGGGACGGAAAAAGAACCTGATGCGCGCCGGGCGTATGAGTTTATCTCTGGCGCAGATGTCGCTCTGGCTGAGTTCGTCGAACACCCGCGCATCGCTATGGCCGGCGCCAGTCCGGACGGCTATGTCGGTGACGTTGGGCTGATCGAAATAAAATGTCCCAACTCCGCAACGCACATTGAGACGCTGCTGTCGCGTAATGTGCAAGAGAAATACATAACGCAGATGACGTGGCAGATGGCCTGCACAGGCCGCTCGTGGTGCGACTTCGTGAGCTTTGATCCGCGCTTGCCAGCGCATCTGCAGATCTTCATCCGGCGTGTCCACGCTGATGCAGCGCGCATTGCAGAGATGGAACGCGAGGTCGAAGCGTTTTTGTCAGAGGTCGCTGACACAGTCGCCAAACTATCAGCATTAGAAATTGCAGCTTAACAGAACATTCAATCATGACATCCACAGACACCATACTTGAGCCGGTAATGCGGCTCTCACGAGACCTGAGGAAGGCCGCCGTCACTCTCAGTGACACCGAAGCGCGCTTCCTGGTCGATGCCTACTATCAGATGCAGGACGACCGCATCAGGGATGACGCTCAGATCCGCTCCATGGATAAGGAGCCTCACGCCGTGATCGGTTATCTTGCTGACCAGCACGCGACGTTGGAGGTGCAAATACGCGGAGCCCTCGACCGATACAGCGCGGCCAAACCGATCGGCGTCTGGATGAGATCGCACAAGGGCATTGGCCCTGTGATTTCCGCCGGCCTGATAGCGCACATCAACATAACCAAGGCAGAAACCGTATCCAACATCTGGCGCTACGCCGGACTGGATCCAACCTCAAAATGGGAGAAAGGTCAGAAGCGCCCGTGGAATGCAAGCCTGAAGACGCTGTGCTGGAAGATTGGCGAAAGCTTTGTGAAAGTCAGCGGCATGGAGGATGCTTACTACGGGCGTCTGTATGCCGAGGCGAAGGAGCGCGAAGTCAAGCGCAACGATGCTGGGCAGAATGCAGAAGCAGCCGCCAGGATCCTTGAAAGCAAAAAGTGGCGTGGCGACACGATAGCGAAGGCCGCTTACGAAAGCGGAAAGCTTCCACCGGCTCACGTCCATGCCCGCGCGAAACGATGGGCAGTGAAGCAATTCCTGTCAGACTTGCACAAGCAGTGGCGCGAGCTGGAAGGCCTGCCTGTGCGGGAGCCTTACCCGATTGCACACATGGGTCACGCTCACATTAGGCAGGAACCGAAATAGCCAAGTTCCACGAGACACCCATGGTCGTTGAGCGAGCCATCAAAGACGAGATGCCCATTGATCGCGAGCGAGCCACACATCAGAAGACACCCACGGACAGTGAGCGAGCCAGCTCTAGCAAGACACCCAAAGGCGGCGAGCGAGCCACGCAGACAGAAACATCCATGGACCGAAGAGCGAGCCATAGAAACTGAGACACCCACAACCCCAGAGCGAGCCAAAAGCCGCGAGACACCCACGCTTGATGAGCGCCAAATCATGACCGTTGAAAAACTGACGTTCGACCAGGGATGGCAATGATGGGGCGCGCTTTGCTGGTCCTCTGGAATGACGCGCAACGCGCCAAGGCTATCGACTGGATACGTCGTGCGCCGAAGGACACGCGGGTCACGTTCCAAGGCCCGCAGCGCACGCTGCCTCAGAATGATCGTCTGTGGGCAATGCTGACAGATCTGAGCGAGCAGCTGTCATGGCACGGACAGAAGCTCAGTCCTGAAGACTGGAAGGTCGTCATGATGTCAGGTCTCAGCCAGGAACTGCGGGTTGTACCGAACATCAATGGCAACGGGTTTGTTCCGCTGGGCCGCTCGTCATCGAAGCTTTCCGTCGCTGAGATGAAGGACTTGCAGGACCTCATTGAGGCCTTCGCCGCGCAGCATGGCGTGAAGCTGCACGAGAAGGAGGCGGCGTGAGAGTGAGCAAGCTTCCTCAGCCCGTCGCACGAGAGCGCCTCAGCAAGTGGGACTTCGCCATCCTGTTTTTGCGACAGCAGGGACAGTGCGCCCGCTGCTCTGCGCAGCTTGAGAGGGGGCAGACGATCGACGAGCACCTGCAGCCGCTTGATCATCTGGGAACGAACGAACTGAGCAATCGCGCGCTCTACTGCCGACCCTGCGCACGGCAAAAGACGTCAAAGGATCTTGCAGCATCGGCCAAGGCAAGACGGCTCAGAGGGGAAGCAGGTCAGCTGAAACGCCGCCGTGAGCGCGGGCCCTCCCTCAAGAGCGGCGGGAAGCTCCAGTCGAGGGGCTTTGATAAGCGCCTGCGGAAGCGGATGGACGGGAGCGTTGTGACGAGATGAACCCGCGCTCCTTCTCTGCTCAGGTCCGCCGCGCCATTGAAGCCTACATTAAGGCGACCGGAGTGACGCCCGTTGTGGAATTTGAGGGTGGAGACCGCTTCCGGCTGCGATCACCCGATCCGGGGGAGACAGAGGCCGAGGAAGGGGCTAGCGTCCAGAGACGACTGGAGGCTGCGTTTCGAGGCGCGAAGTGACCAAGGTCAAGCTGCCGTATTACGTCATCCGCAAAGGGCGCGGATATTTTGAGCTTGGGAAGGTGCGCGCAGAAGCCTCAGGATTAGCCGCCAGTGAGCCTCTTGGGCCGGACGGGCCCGAGGCATGGGAGCGCGCGAAACGCTCATACGAGGCCTACCAGAAGGCAATAACGAAGCCTCACGGATCTCCTCTAGGGGGGTGGCCGGCAGGGTCGCTCGGCGCTGCCTGGGTGATGTGGATATCTACAGAGGACTGGGAGGAGAAGAGCGCCAGGACGAAGGCTGAGTATCTGCACAGCTGGGACAAGCATATTGGTCCTGCTCTCGGCAAGACGCTGATCCCACGCCTGACGGTTGCGGACAGCGAGGCGTTCCACCGCCGCATCCAAAAGCAGCTGACGCCGTCGGAGGCTCATCGCGTCCTGAAAAACTGGCGCGCTCTGCTCCACATGTTGGAAAAGCGTCACCTCATTAACCGTGCGCCGGTCGGGGCTGTCACCAACCCGATGCCGGCGGGACGGGGACAGTTCTGGCTGGCTGAGGAGGTCACAATGATGATCGAGGCGGCGGAAAATAGCGGATACCGGACGATGGCTCTCCTCATCCGGCTTGCGTGGGAGACAGCCCTGTCGCCCGTCGATTGCCGGACCCTGAGCCTGTCCATGCTGCGCCAGGATCGCGCTGGATGGCACATTGAGCGCCAGCGGACGAAGACAGGCGCAGCAGCAAGACCGCCGATCTCAGACGACCTGGCGCGCGATCTCATAGCCTACGCGCACGATCTCGCCGTGCGGCCATTGCCGGGACAAGCCCTGTTCCGAAACTCTCAGGGACGCGCATATACAAAAACATATATGGCCCATGAGTTTGCTGAGATCAGGGCTGCGGTCTTCGGGCCGGAGGAGCGCCGTCAGTTTCTCGATATCCGTCGATCGGCGAACCTTGAAGCGGATCTTGGCGGGGCCTCTGCGGACGCCCGTGCGGAGGTTCTGGCCAACGCCCTGCATCGGTCCCGACAGTTGGACGCCACCTACACGCCGCCCACCGTCGCGAGGGCCAGGAAGACGATGCGGGCGCGCGAGATCGGCAGGCAACTGCTTGCCCAAGAAACGGGACAGAGTCGGAACCACCCGCCGAAGACGGTTTGAACTCAGTTGGAATTTGCTTTTAGAATGAGCGTAAGTATTTGTTTTTATTGGCGACCCCGGCAGGACTTGAACCTGCAACCACCCGCTTAGAAGGGCGGTGTGTCTGTCATGATTTCAACGCCTGTTCCAACATTTTGAGCGTGAACACCTGCAGAACATCGGGTCAAAGTTTGAACTGCTGGATGCCGCCACGAAGGTAGCTTCGTGACGGATTGCTGATCAGCAAAAATCAGCCAGCATAGCACGCCGCAAAACCCGGCTTTTGCGGTTCTGACAAAATTCAAGTTTCGTCGGAAAAATGGGCGCGCCAACGAATGCGCCAACAAAGCGCCAATAGCGCCAATGAATGCGCCAATAGCGCCAAACTGGGCCAATGCTCGCAAGGGGGGCGGACAGGGGGCGGACAGTCCGCAAAAGGTGTCCGCCTGTCCGGATTCGTCAGATCCGCTATTGATTTTTTCCGTTAAAACACGGCGCGAAAAACAGGGCGCGGTAATTATTGGCACGGTAATTATGCGCCGGGTTTTTTCAGGGTGTTTTGGGCCCGCTTTAGCGACCTAGTGCCTGAAAAACAGGGCGCGGTAATTATTGGCGCGGGAATTATGCGCCCCATTTATGCGCCCTCCCAAAAACGCAAAAAGCAGGGGCAGCCCGTGAAGGACCGCCCCTAGCTGTGATGGATGACTGACGCCTTTACTTTAACCGGGCGAACAGGAAATTATACACGACCACCCAAAGAGCGATGAGAGTCACGATCGACATAACCGAGGCGATTGGCTCAGGCGGAACGAGGACGCCCAGGAACACGGCTCCGGCATAGGCGACGATCAGGGACCAGAGCAGGCTTCTGGCTGTCTTCCAGAACTCCCGCGAGTTGAGATCGGGGACGTTGATGCTTGGCATAGGTCTCTCCTTAGCTGATTTTGCATACAGACACGTCAAACCCTGCGGGCCGGATATGGTCGCAGGCACACCACAGGGTGTTGTTGTGATCGCCAATCTGCTCGGCTGTCTCGACCGTGAGGACGTCCTGCCGCGAGATCAGGATCGGCTTGGAGGCGCAAATCGCCGATCGCCAGATGGCATCGCTAGTCGCGGTAATGATAGTCTGGGAGGGTTTTGGTTCCGTCTGGCAGGACAACAACGGCATCGCGAGCGCGCACGCCGTCAGCTTGGCGAATGACCTCATTGGTCGTCTCCGTGATTTGTGAAACAACAGCCGCCTCAACCTCAGCGGCCTCCTTATCGCGCCTTGCATTGACTTCCCGGCGCGCCCTCTCCTTCTCCCTCTCGACATAGGCAAAGCCGATCATGAGCCCGGCCAGAGCCAGCCAGACCCATCCCGGAACGCGCTTCAGGAAGTCCCATATGGATGTGAGTGTCATCGGAGCGCCTTCGTGGCTTTCCTGTTGCCCCACGCCTGGATGATCTCGCCGGCGATCATTACTCCGAAGCCTCCGACGAACTCCATGACGAGGGGATCTGAGACCGCGCCGAGGAAGGCAGAGGATCCGGACCAGAGCATCCAGCCTCTGCCGATCATGATGAGCATCAAGCCGTAGAAGCGACGTGAGGCCCACATTGCCTTCGTATTGGCTGACCAGTCCTCGCTCTTCTTCGCAGCATCTACGGCGCCGGTCTGCTGACCGATGGGCACGGGTGAGGCAACCGGCGGTGGTGGAGGAGCCTTGACCGCCACCGCCGGACCCGTCGCGGCAACAGGAGGAGACGCACTGGGCGCTGCGACAGGTTTTTCTGGGACAGGGAGAGGAACAGGAGCCGCCGGAGGTAGGGCGGTAGGGGGCGCTGAGGCCTCCGACGGCTCCGCTCCGACGCCGCTTGGGACCGGCGTCGAAGGAGGATCTTGAACAGGCTGTGAAACCGGCTCTGCGATAACCGGAGGCGAAACAGGCAGCGGAACGGGCTCGGGCTCGAACAGGTCCTCAGCCTCCTGCACCTCACGAGGAGGCGCATCCAAAGGGAAGCGCTGAGCGACCCTGAGAACGTCCTTAAATGGTGTTTTGTAGATGACCCGATCGGTCCCCGGCAGGCTGACGGGAGGCTCGCGCTTGAGCGCGATCGCGTCGTCCTCACAGGCCTCCGTCCAGTCATAGCCCAGATACAGGCAGGCTTCGCTGTAGCGGCGTCTGAGAAGGCCTCTGTACGCCTGCTTGTGTCCGGCCTTCGTCGCGTAGATCCACATGCCGAAAGCCGCTGCGGCGTCGTCGATCCGGTTGGCGTTGGTCTCGCGAAGGACCGTGCTTTTGCCGAAATTCGCGACACCGATATTGTATGCGAGCGCCACGAGAGCGCTGAACTGATGCTGCGTTACAGAGACCGTCACAGCCTCCGACACCGCCGTTTCGAAGACGCCAAGCGCATTGCGGAACAGCTCCATTGCGTATTCCGGCGTGCAGGTCTCGCCGGCCTGTACCGGGCGACCGTCAGGGTGGAAGGTGACCCCGTAGGACAACTCCCACGCGCCGCCTTCGCACAGGCGGGCCTTCAGGCGAGGCTCGCCCTCATACTGCTGGATGAGCCTAAGTCCGTCATCGCACGTCTTCATGCAGCCTGCCCCTCATATCGGAAATTATCGACCTCAGCCGTCGGTCGCCCGCTGGCGTCGATGCGGATCGTCAGCGGCACGCGGGCCGACTGCGGCTCACACGGATCAATCGGTACATCCACGGACCATAGCGGAGCGCAGAGAGCCGCCTTGTAGGCTTCGCCCTGAACGAGCCGAATACTCAGCTCGAGCTGGCCCGGCGCAGCATTCGTGAGGGTGAAGGTCTCCTCAAATGGATAGCTGGCGCCCTTCGGCACCAACACCGTCGCCACACCATTGAGGCTTTCAACGCAGAGCGCGTGAGATGTGATGTCGGCGACCGTGATGTCCGCCCTCCGGCCTTCGACAATGGCCGCCTTGATGGCTGCGCCCATGGCCACGACCATTTCCGGGCTTTCATCCCGCTTGGGCTTTTTCCCGAAAAAGACCTGCGCGGCCTCTCGCACAGAGGGAACGCGCGACATGCCGCCGACCAGGAGGACGTCATGAAGATCCGTGACGGCAAAGTTCGGATCGTTCCTCCGCACGTCCTGAATGGCCTGCTTGCACGCTGAGAGCATCCGCTCGCGCAGGTCAGCCGTCAGCTCCTCCAGAACAGCCTGACTCACAGGATAGTCCATATGAAGGGAGACGCCGTCCTTCGTTCGGCCGATATCGTCCAGCTTAAACCGGGTGTCAGGCTTCTCCGAAAGGCGCTTCTTCACCTGCTCGCTCGTGAGCAGAACCCGCTGCATGGCCGCGTCACGCACAGCGAGGTCAATGCCGTGCTCTGTCCTCCAGAGATTGACGATATAGTCCGCGATGCGTTTGTCGTAATCCGACCCGCCCAGATCGCGGATCCCGTTAGTGGTGAGCACATCCACCAGACCGCCGCCTGTCTGCACGATGGAGACATCGAAGGTGCCCCCGCCCAGATCGAAAACAGCGATTCTGCGCGCCCTCTTGGCGTCATAGCCGTAGGCCAACGCAGCAGCTGTGGGCTCGTGCATCAGCTCGACACGCTCAAGGCCAGCCATGCGCGCAGCATCTTCCACCGCCGCCCGCTGATGCTGCGTAAAATCAGCAGGAACGCAGATAACAGCTCCGGTCACCTGCGCACCGTCCGGCAGGCGCTGGTTGGCCGCCTGCACAAGCGCATTAATCAGAAACGCTGTCAGCTCCACCGGGCTGTAGGTCGTGCCTTCCGGACCCCGATAATGGGTCATTCCATCGGGGCCGGCGCAGGTCTGATAGCCCTGGTCCTCGTCCTCTTCCCACTTCTGAGCGAGCAAGCGCTTGAAATTGCGAAAGCAGAAGTCGGGGTGCTTGCGTCCGGCTTCGATGGCGTCCTGTCCGACAAGCACCTGATCGCCCACTATGGTGATCACGCTCGGTAGAACGAAAGTCGCGCCCTCGCCGATCTCGATCATCCTGACGCCGCGCCCGTCCCAGAAGGCCGCGCAGCTGTTGGTCGTGCCCACGTCAATGCCAATCCACATGCATCACCTATTCAGCAGCCCGGCCCATCCCCATCGCATCGCGCGCGAGGAAGGACGGGATCACAATGAGACGTTCAGCCTTGGCCCTCTCAGCCGCTCTCAGCTGAGCGTTGCCGAGACCGCCTGCCCGCGAGCGTTTCTGCTGCGCGGTCAGATCCGGAGCAGGAGGAGGCTCAGGAGCTTTTACCGGCTCAGGCTCAGCCAGCAACTCGGGCTCAGGAGGCGGAGGCGCAACGATTACAGGCGCGACGGGAGGCGCAGGAGCAACCGGCGCAGGAGCCTCTATTTTCGCTCTCTGGGCTATGAGCGCCGCCATTTCATTCTGGTGGCGAAGCTCAGCGAGTTCATCCTCACGCCGCCGATCGCGGTCTGCATTGGCTCCGCTCAGATCCGTGATGAGCGCCCAGAGGCTGAGGGAGCGCGCACCTTCGAGGACGCAGAGCATCACAATGAGCCACACCCATGCCCAGAAGGCGTTTGAGGCCTTTTCCCTCTGCTCAATCTCAAGGAGGCGCTTGTCTGTCGTCGCGGCCTGCACAGGGCTTGCCTGCCCCGACATCAGGCCTTCCTCGCGGGCTTTTAAGGTCGCCAGCTCAGCCTGGATGGCCTCGCCACGCGCCCTCATGGCGCTTTCGGTCTTGTCCTGCCGGATGCCGTCCACCGATCCGAAATAAAGGCCCTGAGCAAGCAACAGGCTCTGCGCCTTGGATATGCCCTCCGGGCTCATCGAGGCCATAAGCTGCTGCTCAGTGCGAAGCTCAGCGATCTGCGTGCGGACGCGCTCAAGCTCACCGCCTGTGCTGGCTATGGCTGCCTGCTGCGCTTGCCCAAGCGTACCCGCCTCCTCGCCGGCCAGAGCCGCCTTCGCCTCAAGGCTTGCTGCGCTTTCTGCAAAACGCTCGGGCCAGACGACCTTCGCCCCATTCTCCGCATTATGGACGCCCACAGCGGCAAGGCCGAGGAAGATCACCGTCCCTGCGATCTTTCTGAGCTTTGTCGATGCTGTGAGCGTCCGGATGAAAGCCACCGTGGCGAGCAATTCCGCGCCGAGGACGGCAATGATCATGCCGACGGTCGGAAGGAAGCTCAGGACGGACCAGTGAGCCGTGGCGACGATCCCGGTGACGGCCAGAGACGCAAGGCCGAAGGTGATGATGACGACGGCGAACAACGCGAACTTGCGGGTCGCATCCGCCTCGTTTTTGAACTCTAAAAACGAATTGAGAAACTTGCTCATGCCCCTGCCCTACTTTGAATGGTCATTGGATCCCGAAGAGGATCCTGCCCGCACCCAGCAGGCTGCCGACGTCTTTGGCCAGCAAGACGATAAGCAGCGCCACACCCATGCGGGCATAGAGCACCATCGTCTTGCGCTGCTGCGTGGCGCGCTCCTCCTCGCGCCGCATCTGCTCGGAGGCGTGCTCCTTGAGCGCATCACGCATGGCGTCGGAAAACGCCATCTTCATCTCTGTGCGCAGCTCAGCCATGGCTCTTTCCCTTTCCTTTCGGACCTGGATCATGATGCGATTGAGTTCGTCTGCGAGGTGGCCCTTGTTGACGTTGCTCGACTGCGCCACTTTCAGCATGGCGATTTCGACCGTCAGTGTCGCAAAGCGCTCAAGGAATTTCTCGGTATCAGCCAGCCTGTCCCGCAGGTGGTCTGTCATCGTCGCCCCCCATCGTCAGATTTCCCCGAGGCGCGCAAACAGGCCCAGCAGGTATTCAATCTGCTGCTCCCTCACGAGGTCTTCGCCCACAAGACCCCGGCTGTTTCTCAGCTCAGCCAGCTCCACATGGAGCAGCTCAGACAGCCTCCTGCGTGACCCGCCCCGGATCGCCCTCACCGCGTCTTCCAGCTGGCGAGCGGCGCCAGGCGGATTGTCGACGACCATCTCAAGCAGCTCGTCGACTTCAAAGGACTGCTCGTCCGCCCGGACAGCGTCGATCTTGGCCTTCAACTCCTCCAGAGGTCCGAGGATCACCTCAAGCGGCTCATGCCCTTGTGGACCCTCTTCCGGAACCGCATCAGGAAGCTCAGGAGTTGGCTCAGGATCGATGACAGGCTTGGAGGCCTCTGTGGCCTGCGCTGACTGAAAAGGCGCACACAAAGCCTCCAGAGCCTCAAGGCGGGCCTCCAGAGCGGCAAAGCGGGCGGAACATGAGCAGGAGCCACCCTCAGGACGGGTTGCGGGCAGGTCCAGATCATGCACCTGCTTGGTGATGATCCTCACGTCCTCGCCCGTGACGTCGATCGTCCTGCCCGAGTGCAGAAGCCATTTCTGAGGTTCCGCGGCGTAGGGGTCGAGCCTTCCAAGCGTTGCCCCGTCCTGGTGGCGGTGGAAGTGCAGCCTTTCCCCCCGCAGGAAGAAATAGTCCGGTCTGTGACGCAGGCGGCGCATGGCGTCTCCCAATACGAAATTGCCCCACCGATTGCCGGCAGGGCGTTGAGGTTTGTGGTTGTTTCGGTATGCTGTCTGGCTGCTCAGGAGGCGCGCAGAATGTTGAAGCTCTTGGTATTCAACACGTCGGTCATATGCATGATGATACCCGTCATGGAACATTATCTGGGCCGGACGCTTCCGCCCGGCGCTGACATGATCTTTTTCTGGGTAGGCGCGACTGGCCTTGTTCTGCTCGGAGTAACTTTAGGGCTTCTTCGTCTTTCGAGGCTGCGTTAACACCCGCTGCCACCACGGTTTTGGAGGTCCGACAACAGCCGGTGGTTGCGTTCTTGGAGCCCTTGGAGCCCTTGGAGGCTTAGGCGGAGCGTTAGCTTTGAGAAAGTCGGAAATGGCCGTTACCTCTTCGTCAGCGCTACGAATGTCAGGCTTCGGTAGCTTGTAACGATAGCCAAGACCAAGCACCCCAGCGCCTGCGACTCCCAGTCCAAGGCGCTGAAGCGCCTCATACATTGCGAC